CAGGGACGATGGGCAACAAGTTGAACCTTGCAGCATCTGGCGGAGTAGACTACGATACGCTTGCGCAAGCTGTGTGGACCTATGTGAGCCGCACGCTAACCTCGGGCAGCAATGACTGCCTGACCCTCCCCCAGTTCCTGGCTCTGAAGGACTGATGATGGCTAAGTCCCCAGCGTGGCAACGCAAGGAAGGCAAGTCCGAGAAGGGCGGGTTAAACGCCAAAGGACGCGCCTCCTACAACAAAGCCAACCCCGGTAAGCCTGGGCTCAAAGCCCCGCAGCCTGAGGGCGGTCCTCGCAAGAAGTCATTCTGCGCCAGGATGTCCGGGATGAAGGCTAAGCTGACCAGCGAGAAGACGGCTAAAGATCCCAATTCACGTATCAACAAAAGCCTGCGGGCGTGGAACTGTTAAGGAGCAATCATGGGTGGTATTACTATTGGCGGTGGTGGTCACACAATTGAAGATCAAATGCGTATGAATAAGCGCTTCAGTGATGAAGCAAACGCTGACCCCGCAGATCGCCCTATGAAAGGCAATCGTCTGTCTCCAAAAGAGCAGCACAAAGCGATTTTGCGAGATATAAAATTTCTTAGAGGTGAAATACCTGAAGAAAAATATGGTCGTATGTTTCCTTTTGGGTCAACCACAGAGTCTAAAAGAAAGCAAGTTGAACAAGATTTGCGTAAAGATTCTGAAGTTGGCAGGTATGCTGTTCCTGGGTACGGAGACGAAGGCCAATTTTTGGCTAAAGGCGGCAAGGTAAAGAGTAAGGCATCTTCTCGTGCTGACGGTTGCGCCCAACGTGGCAAAACAAAAGGTCGCTTTGTTTGAACTACGGGGCTGACATGGAAGCAACAATGCTCTGGAACCTCGTCCTGACCATCTTGATTGGTGCAGTGGCGTTCTTCATGTCTTCCAAATTTCGGGAGCTTGATCGCATATCTATCCTGCTCAACCGCACGCGGGAAGAGATTGCCCGTGACCACATCACGCGTGCTGAGTTCCGGGCAGACATGAAGCAGTTGTTTGAACGCTTTGACTCACTAGAGAAGAAACTGGACAATTTTCGGCAACGGCGAGATGACTGATGCCGATTAAGTCGGAAGCGCAGCGGCGGTTGATGTATGCTGCCATGAAAGATCCCAAGGGCACAGGCATCCCCCGTAGCGTTGCCGAAAAGTTTGTTGGTCCCAAAGCACATGCCGAAGGAGGCAGTATGAAAGAGTCCAAGGAAATGATGGGTAAGGAACTGGCTTTCATGAAGGCCAAGAAGGCTCCCAAGAGCATGATCAAACATGAGAAGGCTGAAGCCAAGGGCAAGGGCTACGCCAAGGGTGGCGGCATCGAGTCCAAGGGTAAGACCAAGGGCAAGATGGTCAAGATGGCAATGGGCGGCAAAGCCTGCTAAGGAACAGTCATGGACTACGCAGCCGAATCTAAGCGTGAAGTAGAGTCGCTGAAGAAGCGTCATCCCAAGAAAGGGATTGACTCAACGATTCCTGCCGGAATCCGTGAAATGCTTGTAGACAAGCAAAAGAGCGCTTTGACGCCAGACTCCAAGTATGCCAAAGGCGGCAAAGTTCGTGGCGGTGGTTGTGAGCGGCAGGGAAAGACCAAGGGGAGGTTCGTTTGAGAACTTCACGCGGCATGGGTGCCATCAACCCCTCCAAGATGCCCAAAGGCAAGGTGAAGAAACGCCGTGACAACACCGACTTTACGCAGTACGCCGAAGGTGGTGAGGTCGGGCTCTATGCCAACATCAACGCCAAGCGCAAGCGGATTGCCGCTGGATCGGGTGAAACCATGCGCAAGCCGGGTTCTACCGGCGCTCCTACTGCCAAAGCCTTCAAGCGCTCTGCGCTAACAGCGAAGTAAGCCATGACCACATCCGGCACCGCTACGTTTAATCTCGACCTCAATGAGTACGTCGAGGAAGCCTTTGAGCGCTGTGGTGCTGAGTTGCGCACGGGTTATGACTTGAAGACTGCACGGCGTAGCCTAAATCTGCTGTTCGCAGATTGGTCGAATCGCGGCATAAACATGTGGACCATCGAACAAGGCTCCCAAGTCTTGACCGCTGGCACAAACACCTACACGCTGCCCGCCGATACGGTGGATCTGATTGAGCATGTGATTCGCACGGGCGCGGGAAATGTCTCCACGCAGACCGACCTGACCATCACGCGCATCAGTGTTTCTACCTACTCGTCCATCCCCAACAAGCTGCAGCAGGCAAGACCTATTCAGGTTTACATCAACCGCCAAGCAGCAGCGCCGCAGTTCACGGTGTGGCCCACTCCTGACAATTCTCAGACGTACACGCTTGTCTACTGGCGGCTTCGCAGGATTCAAGACGCTGGTGCGGGCGGGACGTACACCCAAGATGTACCGTTTAGGTTCATCCCCGCTTTGGTGTCAGGACTGGCGTATTACCTGTCCATGAAGATCCCCGGTGCGATGGAGCGAATGCAGGTGCTAAAGGCGCAATATGATCAGGACTGGGATCTTGCCTCGACGGAAGACAGAGACCGCAGTGCTGTAAGATTTGTGCCAAGACAAATGTTTATCTCTTGACTATGCCTCACAAAGATCCACTTGCTGCTAAAGTTGCCAAACGTGCGTACTATTTGGCGCACAGGGATGAGGCTATTGCAAGAAGCAAACAGCGTAGGCTTAAACTGCAACAAGAAGCAAAAGCAAGAAAAGAAGCCGAGGCGTTAATTCCAAAGCCAGTAATTCAGCGAGCATGTGTAGATTGTAGTGTTGACATTACGTTCGTGTACAACCCAAAACACGGACCACATTGCAAACCATGCGTAACGGCTTATCACAAGGCCTACAGAGAAGCAAATGCGGACAAAATTGCTGCGCAAAAGTTAGAATGGAAGCAAGCTAACAGAGAGCACGTTGCGGCAAAAGACAAAGCGTATGCTGAAGCAAATCCAGAAAAAAGGACACTAGCTCGCAAAAAATGGATTGCTGCCAACCCTGGAAAAGACAATGCGGCAAAAGCCTTAAACGCACAGAAACGTAAGCAACGCATCCCAACTTGGCTGTCTGAGGACGACAAGTGGATGGTTGAGCAAGCGTATGAACTTGCTGCCATGCGGTCAAAGATGTTTGGGTTTAAGTGGCATGTTGATCACATTATTCCCTTGAACGGCAAGCGTGTTTCTGGTTTGCATGTGCCAACAAATTTGCAAGTAGTTCCCTGGATAGACAACCTCAAAAAGTACAACAAGTTTGAGGTAATGCATGGCTAACAGATTTGCAAACGGCGCAAAGGCATTCGGTTTCTGCGATGTCTGCGGGTTTCGTTTCGACCTCAAAAAGCTCAAGAATCTCGTAGTCAAAACCAAGCAAACACAGATTCGTGCCTGTACGGCTTGTTGGACCCCAGATCAGCCACAGTTACAACTGGGTATGTACCCAGTCTCGGATCCAATCGCCATCCGTGATCCCCGCCCAGATACGAACACTTGGTACGCCTCGGGACAAACTGCCATCGGGACTATCGGCGAGGGTAGCCGGGTGATTGAGTGGGGTTGGGCTCCGATAGGTGGGTCCAGTGGTTTTGATGCGCCCCTGACGCCAAATAGCTTGGTCGGGCAGGGATATGTTGGTACAGTCCAAATTGTCACGACCTAAGGAGTGAAAGATGAAAGATGTCCACAAGCACGAGCGTGCGAAGCACCCTGGTCAGCCGCTGACCAAGCTCGCCAAGGGAGGGAAAGCCTTCAAGAAGGGCGGTCCCACCTCTGAGGACCGTATGCGCTTGGGCAAGAATCTGTCCCGCGCTGCCAACCAGAAGACGGGGTGAGCTATGAGCAAGATCACAAAACTTCCTCCGGCCAAGCAGGCATACCCGCAAGGCCCTGTCAACCCGCGTGACCTGTGCATGGTGGTGGGCAACATCTCCAAGGAGTCTGCTCCGGGGCCGAAGACCTCCGGGATCAAGCAGCGTGGATCTGGTGCCGCTACTCGCGGCTTCATGTCTCGTGGGCCGATGGCGTGAGGTGAAACTTGAACTACACCGAGTTGCAGACTGCCGTTGAGGATAGTACTGAGAATACGTTCTCAGCGACAGACTTTGCGCTTCTGACGAAGCTGGCAGAGCAGCGCATCTACAACTCGGTGCAGCTTCCCAATTTGCGGAAGACATCAAACCTCACGCTGACCATCGGTAATCCGTTACTTGTAGTGCCGACAGACTTCTTGTCTGCGTTTTCCTTTGGGGTTACATCGGGCACTACGTTCAGCTACCTGCTGAACAAAGATGTGAACTTCATGCGGGAGGCTTTCCCGAGTTCAACTACAACGGGGACGCCACAGTACTACGCCCTGTACGGGACGCAGACCGGCACTCCGCTGGTGCAGTCTTTCCTGCTTGGCCCCACGCCCAACGCTGCGCTGACGGCGGAACTGAACTACTTCTACTACCCGGAGAGCATCGTCACTGCATCGACCACATGGCTGGGTAATAACTTTGACTCGGTGCTGTTCAACGCGGTGATGCTGGAAGCTGCCCGGTTCATGAAGCAGGAGCAGGACATCGTTGCGCTGATGGACAAAGAGTACGTGCAGTCACTGACGCTGTTGAAGAACCTGGGCGATGGGAAA